CAAATCAATGGAGTTGTTACGACCTACAAGAATGTTGAAGCTATGGCGATATTGGATGGTTATACTGTTGATTATATTAATCCCAGCAGGTTCCGCTATGTTGATTGTCCTGGCTACAACGAAGTCAAGCTTACCTTTCCGTGGCGCATGGGCGAAGAGATTAAGAAGATTGACCCGAATTATATCCACATCGCCACAGAGGGTCCTTTGGGTTTGTGGGCTAGAGCATATCTTGCAAAACATAATATTAGGCACAATACTGCTTATCATACTAAGTTTCCAGAAGGACTTGCTAAACTTTTTGGCATCCCTGAATCTTTAACATGGCGATATGTAAGATGGTTTCATAAACATAGCGGTAAGGTTCTAACTACTACTGAAACAATGAAGCAAGATTTACTTGCTCATAAATTTGATGACAATATAGTTTCATGGACAAGAGGCGTTGATAGAGAGATATTTAATCCATCTCATCGGCATGACAATATCAATGGTAAATATTTGTTGTGTGTGTCCCGTGTTAGTAAAGAAAAAAATTTAGAAGAATTTTTTAAATTGAATTATCATGGGTATCATAAAGTTATGGTCGGTGATGGACCAATGCTTGAAACATACAAGAAACAATATCCAGATGTAATCTTTACAGGATTTAAAACTGGCAAACCATTAGCACAATATTATGCCAATGCTGAAGTGTTTGTATTTCCTAGTAAATGGGAAACATTTGGTATAGTAATGATTGAATCAATGGCATGTGGCACACCAGTAGCAGCATTTCCTTGTGACGGACCGAAAGATGTTATTGAACAAGGTGTCACAGGTTTTATGAATGATAATTTAACTGATGCTGTTACTGCTTGTTTACAGCTAAATAGAGATGAAGTTTTAAAAGGCAGTCAAAGATGGTCATGGGATACCGCATGGCACACATTTAGAGATAATTTAATCAAATGATAACGCTAACTGAAAAAGCATATGACAAAGTTAAATCTCAACTTCAGAAACGAGGTAAAGGAGTTGGGATTCGATTAGGTGTAAAGACTACTGGTTGTAGTGGGCTTGCATATACACTTGAATATGTTGATGTATATGATGATGAAGTTGGTGTAATTAATTATGCACAGAAAGATTTTGCTGTTCTTGTCGATATGAAGAGTGATATATATCTAAAGGGATTGACAATGGATTGGGTTCGTAATGGACTCAATGAAGGATTTGATTTTAAAAATCCAAACGAAAAAGACCGATGTGGTTGCGGAGAAAGTTTTCGAATATGATAACAATAACTGAATCAGCTAAAACAAAAATTCTAGACCTTCTTGCAGAAGAAAGCAATCCAAATTTATCACTAAGAACATTCGTTCAAGGTGGTGGATGTAGCGGTATGAGTTACGGATTTACATTTGATGAGATAATGAACGAAGATGATTTTGAAGTACCTTTAGAGAAGTTTAAAGTGTTAGTAGATGCAATGAGTATGCAATACTTGACAGGTGCAACTGTGGATTATAAAGAAGATATTCAAGGTTCACAATTTGTTATAACCAATCCAAACGCCCAATCAACTTGTGGTTGCGGCTCTTCTTTCGCAGTATAAATTTAAAAAGGAAATTAATATGTTAGATACACTATTTTGGGTAGCATTAGGCGCATTTGTAGGTTGGAATTTTCCACAGCCGTTTTGGGCAAAGATTATTCAAGAAAAGATTCAATCAATGGTTTCAAAAAAATAATGGCTTACTCAGATAAAGTTATTGACCATTATGAGAACCCACGAAATGTTGGATCATTTGAAAAAGATGATCCAACAGTAGGTACTGGCATGGTCGGTGCACCTGCATGTGGTGATGTAATGAAGTTACAAATAAAGGTAGACGAAAATGGTATTATTAGAGATGCTCGTTTCAAGACATATGGATGCGGTTCAGCAATCGCCAGTAGTTCGTTGGTTACAGAATGGGTTAAGGGGATGCATATTGATGATGCTTCTAATCTACGCAACAGTCAGATTGCCGAAGAACTAGCATTACCACCAGTTAAAATACATTGTAGCATACTTGCAGAAGATGCTATAAAAGCAGCAATCAGCAATTACAAAATTAAATGTAGTTGCGGTTAGTATGTTTACGAATGGTCGTAGACATTTTTTTAAAGAAAGAAAATATGAAGAAGATTTTATTTGCAACTCTTGCCACTATGGCATTATCCGCATCAGCTGTTGAAGTTGGTATTAACGGCACCCGTGACTATTCTGGTACAGACCGTACAGGTTATGGTGTAACAGTTGGTGAGAAGTTTGGTAAATTCGGTGCTGAAGCTGGTTACAACAAATTCACCCAAGGTTCAAATGACCAAAACCGTTATTCTTTAGTTGGCTCATATGATGTTGCTAAAGTTGGTCCTGTTACACTCGCAGTTAAAGCTGGTGCCGCATATTTGGACAATCAGACAGGTGCAAATGGTTATGCCCTTACTGCTGGTGTTGGTGCTTCTGTGCCAGTTTACAAGAACTTGGCAGCAACAGTTGACTATCGCCGTCAAGAAGGCCAAAAAAGTGTAAATGCATTTGATGGTAATCAAGTTGCAGTCGGTTTGAAATATTCGTTTAATTAAAACAAAGAGCCCACTTCGGTGGGCTCGTTCATAACAAGAATAAGAATATGAAAAAACTATTAGCGCTATTTTTAATTGCCTGTTCATCGGCATTTGCTTGGGAACAACAAGCACCGAGACCAGTACAAGCCTGTGCAGAATTCGTACCATATGGTGCACCAGTTATTTCAAACAGAGATGCAACAGCAGTCTGCCGTGTTGGTTATTATACTGTGCATGATAATGTCGCAAAGATTCCAGTCTATGGTGTCTATGTTTTAAAACCAGAAAATGCTTTGGGATGTTGGCCAAGAACAAATGCATTTACTGCTGACCAATCACTACCAAAAGATAAAAGAGCAACACCTGATGACTATGCAGGTACAGGATATGACAAGGGTCATAACATTCCTGATGGTGACCTATCATATGGTGAGTATGTAGAATTAGAATCATTCTTAATGTCTAACATGATGCCACAATTGCCTAATCTAAACAGAGGCATTTGGAAGAACTTAGAGACTAATGTTCGTATTTGGGCGTGGCAACATGGTCATCCATTACAAGTGATTGTCGGTCCAATCTATCAATATGGCGACCCAACAATCGGTAAAAATCAAGTGCTTGTACCAAGAGCATTTTATAAAGTTGTAATCGATACAGTAACAGGCGAACACTATGCATTTTTGTTTCCACATAAAGATGGTCTAGGTGCAGACCCATCCGTTGTGCAAACTACAGTTGCCGAAGTTGAGAAGTATGCTGGTATCACAATCAATTTACCTGCAGGCAGAGTGAAGACAGAAAAGTTTCCAATGAAACCTGCTGACTTCGGTGCTGCCCTTAACGCTAAGAAAGCAAAATGTAAATAATGGCTACATTGGCTCATAGTTGTGAAGATTGTAATTCATCTTTCACAATCAAATACGATGTGAGTAAATGTGATGATGATCCAATCTATTGTCCCTTCTGTTCCGCATATATACTTGAGGGAGATGCTGAATCTCCTGATGAATATGTGGACGAAGAGGATGATGATTAGTGTGGTTTTATCATAATACAGCAGAAGAATTCAAACTTGATGATGCCGAAGGATACTTTGGCTTTGTCTATCTCATTACGCACAATCCCACCGGTAGAAAATACATTGGTAAGAAATTCTTCACCAAGGCGGGTACACGGCAAATTAAAGGTAAGAAAAAGAAAATCAGAAAGACCTCTGATTGGGAAACCTATTGGGGATCCAATACTGAATTACAGGCAGAAGTAACAAAGAACGGAGAGGAGCAATACACAAGAGAAATTCTACATTTATGTAAATCTCGGTCAGAGTGTAGTTATATGGAGACTTTTGAAATATTCAATCGTCACGCTCTTTTGAGTGACTCTTATTATAACAAATGGGTTTCGGCTCGTATTAACGCAAAAAATCTAACAAATTTAAAGAATAAATGAATATCCATTTTCATTATTTTTAGCCCATTTAGTTATATAATAAAGAGTTATATTTAATGCATCACTGGCTTCACGCAAAGATAAAAATGTTCCTTTTGGAGTTTTTACTTTGATTGATTGTGGCACAAATCCTCTACGACCTTTTGTTTTTGATACTGTTCCTTTTTTTGATTCAGACATTTTGTTTTTATACTCATCGGTTTTCATATATGATTTATCATAACTTTTAATTTTTTCTATATGTTCAGCTGAAAGTTTTTTACCTTTATGAGCATCAGAAACTTTTTTTCTCCATTCTTCACTATGAAAACATATTTTACCCCTTATTCCTCTACCACCAGGGTGCATATTATAACATTCATCCAATCTATATAATCCTATGAGTAGTTCTTTTTCTTTATCATATGCTTTTTCAACATCATCAAAAACATACAAAATTTCTCTATTAAAATTATGTTTACCGTATTTTTGTATGGCTCTTTTTAATCCCACACCAGAACCATAATATCCATCAAAGGAGATATCATCTTGCTTATGTACACCAATGTAATAATGGTTGTTAATAAGATTTGTAGTTTTATATACTATGAACATAATTGTATTTATAATTTAATCAAACTCAATGGGTAACCCGTAAAAAAGGAAAAATCAATGGCTCGCAAATCAGCAAACAACGAAGTAATAACAATAGCCAACAAAACCAATCAATTGAGGGTGAGAATTGATGACCTTAAAACATTTCAACCACTAACAGAAAATCAAAAACTATTCTTTGATGCATACAAACGAGGTGATTACTTTGTAGCATTACATGGTGTTGCAGGCACAGGTAAAACATTTTGTGCATTATATAAAGCAATCGAAGAAGTATTAGACAAATCAAACCCATTCAACAAAATCATTGTTGTTAGGTCAGCAGTACAATCCCGTGAGATTGGTCACTTGCCTGGTGATGTAAATGAAAAGATGGACATTTATCAACAACCATATCGCCAAATATGCGAGACACTATTTGGGCGCCGAGATGCATGGGATAGATTAGAAGAACAGCATCACATAGAATTTATCAGCACTTCATTCATTCGAGGCATGTCATTTGATGATGCCATTATTATTGTAGATGAGATGCAGAACATGACCTTTGAAGAGATTGATACCGTTATGACACGGGTTGGCTATCGTTCAAAGATTCTATGGTGTGGTGACTACAGGCAAACCGACCTGAACAAAAAGAAAAACGACATGTCTGGCATATTAAAATTCTTTGATATCGCTATGCATATGAAGGCATTTACCCGTATTGAATTTACCGCAGATGATATTGTTCGGTCATCATTGGTTAAAGATTACATCATGGCAAGATTACAATATGAAGATAAAATTTCATAAGCTGAAATAGATACGGCATACTAGTATTTCCCCTTAGTTTTTGTTGCTTTGCAACATATATAATAGTATGAGTGCTCAATTTCGAGGCTCATACTATTTAAATCGTCTTAGGAGATAAACATGTTCGCAGTAGACACATTCATCGACACCGTTCAAGGTGCAAAAAAACAATTCGTTAGCACTTTTGTTACCGACAAAGAAATTCAAAAGCCATTGTTTGCATTTGTTGATACACAAACAGCATTTGTTAAACAAGTTGTAGAAACCAACAAAGCACTAACAGAACAAGCAACAGCAGCATTTCAAAAGTTTGCTAAAACCGCAAAGGTTTAATATGTCAAAAGAGTTAGATGCGCTAAGCGGGGTAGAAACCCCAAGTCTGACTGAGTTTTGGAATTGGGTGAAAAAGACTTTTACACTATCATATCAAGATGAGATAAATCATTATCTGAATCAATCAGTTGATTATGTTGACTATGAAAATAGAGTAAGAACATTACAACGAAGAGGTATGATATGAAAGTCTTAAAATCAATCGCAAAGTTTTTTATTGTATTAGCTGAAGCTACACAAGAATATCGCAATAGTAAGTATTCTAAAGTGCAATAACCAGAGGTTTCTCTTTACATACATAATAGTATGAATAAAGAAACGCAATCGGTTCAGTTTAGAAAATTACTCAAGTATGATGTGATTAAACACACCAAGTCTTGGGATCCAGTCCTTCGTAATGACTGGATGATTAAATTTTCAATATACAAATGCTTTGTTATGGTATTGTTTACCTCAATACATACAGGTCAAACAGTAATTCGGTACTTTAACGATGAGGATTTGGCATGTGATTATATCAATTATATGATACAACAAGATGCCTCTCTGATATTAAAACACCCCTAACCCCACCTTGAGTGGGGTTTTTCTTTTTCCACTATTGCCTCTTTTGATTGTGTAATTATGTTATACTGTGACAATATTAAACAGGAGTGACTTATGCCTAGTGATGATAATTTAGCAAAACTATCGTTTGAAGTAGATGATATTATTGCCGATTTAGTGAAGCGGTATCAAATAGACCCGCTGAGTGTGACAGCGGTAGTGTTGGCAAGATTGATATTGGCAAATGACTATACAGGCTCAGGTGATGATTTTAGAAAATTGCTTGCCAATGTACCTGATTTGCGACCAAAGAATCCAGATATCAATACGCAGGTGCATTGATGCAACAGTTATCAATTGATTTCTTCTGGCCGCTCACAGAGCAAATTTCCCTCGACCTAGACTACACCGACTGTAATAAACCACAGTTGACTATGCCAATCATTGGCGCTACTACGATTGCATTTAATACTGGATGGAATGGAACAACCAGTATCACTGCAGCAAGATTACAATTAGATGTTGATACTACAGTTATCAAATCGAATACTAAACCACCTCTGATTCGCAGATGGCTATATAAATTATTGGGACTGAAATGGGAGATTAAATAATGGCACAGAAAAACAAGAACTATTACCTTTCCGTCATGGAAGGTTATAAGACAGTATTTCAAAAGATGGTCTTTGATGCAAAAGAAGCAAAGCGACTATACGAAGAACTGGTCGAGAAGTATCCAAAGCCGCAGTATCTGGTGTTTAAAGAATATCATTAATGTTAGTTCCAGAGAAATATAATGTAATATTGTATTCCCTGCTGGGGTCGCAAGAATTAGTACAAAAATGGTGGTCATCATCGAATAAAGCATTTGATGAGATGACACCGATTGAGATGTGGGACAGAGATGAGGCTAGGGTGAAGAAATATTTACTAGCACAATTAAGCGGAGAATATCTATGATAGATTGTATGATTATTGGCGATTCCATCGGTGTCGGTGTATCGCATGTAAGAAAAGACTGTAGCTCTACTGCCGTAGGGGGTATTAACTCATGGCAGGCAAATCAGTTTAGAGAGAATAAAAAGATTACTGCTCGCACGGTGATTATATCGCTTGGTTCTAATGACCATAATGGTGTAAAGACTGAAGCAGAATTGAGAAAGCTCAGAGAAAATACTATTGCTGACAAAGTGTATTGGATAATGCCCGCAATTAAACCAGAGATACAAGACATAGTCCGCACTATTGCCGCAGATTGGAAAGACATAGTATTACCAATTAAAGAGACTAGCGATAAAGTGCATCCAACAAGAAATTCCTATATTGAATTAGGCAATAGTATAAAATGACAGTAGAAGAGCAGATTGAAGAGTTTTTGCAGATGTATGGCGACCGACTGCCAAATCCAGAACATTGCCCCAAAGAGTTTGCATATTATGTTATGCTCTATAAGCATGTAAAGGGATTACTATGAAAAAGTGGATGGAAAAAGAATTTTCGCAATGGGTATATTATGACGATAAAGACGGCAAGATTATCG